TTCCTTTTTTGGTTCGGAAATTACGACTTCGTAAATTTCGCCAACCTGAAAAATTCCTTCAGCTTCTTTTTCCATAGCTTCGGCGCCTTCTTCAAGTTCTTCAATCGGTTCAAGTGTCGCCAAAACCCTAAAACCGTCCTTCAGCTTTTCGTTTGGGTTCTTTTCTTCAGCTGGAACAAAAGAAGCGATATAAACACCGCCTTCGGAATGGTCAACGTCTGTACAAACGACGTTTAATTTAATTTTCTTCATAATTTTGTTATTAAGGTTAAAATTTTATTGACTTCAAATGTAAAATATTTACGCTAATAAACGCCTTTTTTTGTTCGGTTTCTTATTATTGCCTTGGCGACGCTTTTCGACGAACCGAAGTTTTCGAAGCTTGACGAAAAATAATAAGTATAAAAATAGTCGTTGGCGTCGGTATTGTGGCCGTATTTTTCGAATACCACGCCCGTAACGCTGTTCTTTTCTTTTTCCTTATGCTTGGAACCGTCCGAAGCCTGTTTTAAATATTTATAATCGCCTATTGTCTTGGTGCAATTGTCGCCAATACTTACTTCGATACCGTCAAGGCCGTTCAATACGGCGTTAAACCAATTGCAACGAAGTTCGACGTTCGGGTTTTTTGAAGGCACGCGCCTAACGACCGTATAACCGTAGTCACGAAGCGCGTTTTCAATAAGAACGAAGAAATTAATGCCCTTTTCAAGCTTGACGTCGGCCTTTTTACTTGTGGCGTCACCATAAACAAAAACGGTCATTCCATTGGGTTCGTAACGGCTGTTAAATTCTCTTAACGTATGGTTCAGCGTGTTTCGCGGGTCTTCAAGACAAATTTCGTCAATTTGCCAAGCTTTCAGGCCTTCGGCTTGGTGAATGTCCAGCGTCACAAAAGGGTTAACGTTTTCGTCAAAAGTCAAGTGAAGCGACTTTTCAGGATCATAAAGCCACGGTTTAACGTGTCGTTTAACGTCAAAGTTCTTGTACATTTCACCGCCTTTATTTAATTTACCCCATTCGCCAAGGCCATAAATAGCGTAGAAATCCCAATCGTTAACTTTGTCCTGTTCAAAGTCCATAATCGTCTGTTCGTCAACGAATCCGAACGTTTGACAAGGCGAACCAACGACCCAAAAATTATTTAAGTACGTTGACTTAACAACAACGATGTTCGAAGGCCGTTCGACGCCTTTAATGAATAACGGCGCGCCTTCCCATTTTTCGGTAACTTCGGTATAAATCGGGTCAATGTCAAGCTTCAAGACGCCGTTCCTGTCAACTAACGAATTCGATAAAACTTGCTTTTTTTGCTTGTCAAAGACTTCTTTTTTAATCCAATGTTCTTCATCGATAGGATTGAACATACAAATAATTTGCTGACCAAGGCGACCCCTTAAACGCTTACGTATCTGTTTGAAGTCGGCAAAATCCATTTCGCTAATTTCGTCCATAACCACGCGCTTATAACCGGAAATACCTTTAATTTTTTGATTGTCGTCAAGTCCTTTAAAATCAATGACGGCGCCGTTTATGCAAGTGATTTTTCGATAATTTATTTTAAAAAATTGTTCCAGCTTCAACGTTCGAATAATACCAACAACGTCTTTATAAATCGTACTTTCAAGGGTCGCGCTTACTTTTCTAAAAATCAAAGTATCGCTTCCCTCAATCAACGACCCGACAATTACGACGGCTTGGCTTACGCTGTACGTCTTGGCCGAAGACGAACCGCCGTAACACCATATAAAACGGCGCGACGTGTCGCGAAACTCGCGTTCTATATGGTGAAAGTTAGGATTAAATAGTTTCCAATTAAAGCGAAGCTTTACGCGGGTTTTTTCGTTAGTCTTCGTCAAATTCATAATCAATGTCTTGTGTTTCGTCGCCACCAATATAAAATTCAGTTTGGGTTTTGACCGTGTTTTCAATTTTTTCTTCAGCGTTCCAGCCAAGGTTTTTCAACGCGAAAACCGCCCCTTGTGGAAAAGCTTCTTGAAGCATAAGTTCGTAGTTCATTTCTATAATACCGCGCGCCTTCTTGATAGTGTGGGTAAAATCTTTATTTAATTCATATTCATAAAAACTTTTTCGGTCGGAAAAGCCACAAAACAACACTAAACCGCTGATTGTCAACTTAATAGAACTTTCGTAACAATAAATAAAATAAGCTGTAATTTCTTCTTCAAGTTCTTCAACTGACGAATAAAGCCTTGGCCTTCCCTTTGGGTTCTTTGAAAATATCAATTCAATAAACTGCCTTTGTTTTTGGCTGGCTGTAAGCTTAACCGGTTTAATAACTCCTTCACTTTCTAAAACTTCTTTGCTTATAGGTAAAAAAGGAAACGGATTTTTGTTTTTTGCTTCTATTATTTCGGCGTCACGAACTGCCAGCCGTTCGGCCTTTTTTATTGCCGTTTTTGTTGGTTTTTGTTCCTTTGGTTTTCTTGGTTGTTTTGGCTCCATTATTTTAATGTAATTTCATTCGTACCGTTGTAAAATACTGCTGAAGGCTGTTCAAGGTCTTTCTTGTAAAAACCTAATAAATCAGGCGTAAAAAGCAACTCAAACCCTTCAAGTTTGTCGTAACCGTCACAAATAAACTCCATAACCAAACCTTTGAATTTTTCCATATTTTCAGGCGATACAATTTCGTTTATAATTTGAACGGTTCCTTCAGGTAAGTCGTAAAGATAATTAAAAACCCCTGTTCTGTACTCAAAAGCTTCACGTTTTAGACCTCTTTGAAACATTGGCGACTTGTCTTCAAGGATTGCGTAAATAATGTCTTGAAACTGTTCTTTTGACCTGAACACAAAAACCCTAAACCCGTGTTCGTGTAAAATAGTGTGAATGTTTTTTTGGTCGGTCGAAACTGTTCCGGTCGGCGTTTTACATTCCAAAAAAAACGTTCGTTTCCAAAAATGAAATTCCAAATCAGGAACACCAGCCACGACGCCCATAGCTTTTAACATATTCCCACGCGCCCCCGTCATTTGACCGCCGTTCGGTACGTGGTACATTAAACCGCGCAAATCGGGGAACGTGTTCCAAAACCATTGAAAACATTCGCTTTGAATTCGGCCTTCGGTCTGTTGCTGATCAAGTAAAACTTCGTCGATACTTTCTGTAAGTGTAATTTGCTTTGCGTTTTGTGCTGTTGAATTTTGCATAATATAAATTTTTAATTTGTTGTTAATTTTTAAGTGGAACGTTAGGAACATTATGGAACGTTAGAAATTTTTTGATGTTCCACCGCCAGCCCTTTAATGGTACGGCTTGGAACGTTTGGAACAATAGGAACATTGAAATTATAACATTTTATAAATAGGGTATATTACCGTTATACCGTTACATTTCAAAAGTGTTGTGAATTCAATGTTCCAATGTTCCACTTTTCGCCAAACCGCGCCGGCCTTGGCTTCACGCTGGAACGTTAATAAAAATCTAATGTTCCAAATTACATTTTTAACGTTCCACTTGGCCAAAAACCTAAAACGGGAATTTCTTTTGTTCCGGTTCTTTTGCTTCCGGTTTTTGATATTTTGGCGGTTCTTCGCCATTTACATAATTAGCCGTAGTTCTTAAATTTACGTAATAACCGCGCGTTTTGTGTCCATTGATACGCTGGACGTCGGCAATAAAACCAAGCTGAACCATTGACTTACCAATAAAGCGCGAATTCAACGGTTTACCGCCGAACTTGTCCGAAAGTGTCGAAATGATGTCGGGAAGGCTGTAAAATTGTCCTGACGTGTCCGTTACTTCGAAACATTGCTTTATCAAATCTTTTTCAAGGTCGGAAATTTCGAAGGTTTTATTGGCCAAGTCACGCGAAGCCATTTCTTCAGCTGTAAGCGATTGATTATATTCGGGGTCGTGGTACAGCGAAAAAGCTTGCGACCAAACGGCGTGAATGTCGATTTTGCTTTTGTAATTCCAATCAATATCAATGACGTTCACACAAAGCCAGCGCGTGTTTTCGGTGTCGGTCAAAAATTCGTTCTTGTTCGTTGACCCGAAGAAATTCGTTCGCCTTGGCTGTTCTTCAGCGTCCACGGCGTAAGCTTTACGTTCTTTGATAGTGGTCATTGAAATAATACTTTTCAAGTGATTGACTTCGATATTCGAAAGCGAAGCGAGTTCTTCAAGGTTGTAAATGAAGTTTTCGGAAAAGCTGAAATAAGTATCTTTATTATCTCGAATAGGCGCTTCGGTGTAATATTTGACGCCAAAAGGGTTTAAAAAACGTATAAACGTACTTTTACCTTTTTCCTGTTTTTCGCCTACAAAAACATAAACGAAACGATTTTCGACGCCGTAAAGCGCGCAACCCACGCAACGAACCAGCATTTTACGAAATTGGGTAACGTGAAAATCTTGGTCGGTCGTGGTCACGAAATTGGCCAAGTTTCCAATATGATCAATGTCGCGTTCCCAAGCCGGCAAGCTTTCAAAATAATCGATAAAAGGGTTGTAAGTATCGACGAAATCCGAACGAAGTAACGATTTAACTTTATCGATCGAAAAGTTAAAACGAACGTGCTGAAGCTTTCTATACAAACTATCAACGTTCAATTTTATAAATTCGCCTTCGTGGTTCTTCGGCTTGTATTCGCTTCTTTGGGTCACTTCGTTTTTCACGAAATCCCAATTTTTGCGAAGAAAGTTTTCGACTTTGTAAATTTCCGGTTTGTCGTCAATTCCAAAATCGTCTTTATTGGCTTCAAAAACGCGAACGAAAACCGCGCGAACTTTGTCCAATGAAAAGTAAAATCTTTCGCATAGGTGTTTAATGTCGGTTTCTGACCATTGGCGACCGGCCTTGTTGACAGCGTGAACGAAGGAATAAATTTCTCGCCAATTGTCTTTTTCTTGGTCTGTTCTTGCTTGCTGTACTTCGGGCGTTTCGTCGAATTCAACGTATTTAGCCGACTGAATAAAGTCGTTTTTTATGAAGGTTTCGGCGGTTATGGTGGTTATTTCGTTTGGTGCTTGGTCTTGTTTTTTCTCCATTATTTAAGTGTTAACTGTGACAGCATACCGGTTAAAATAGCTGTTTTTGCTGTGTTTTGATACCCTTTTATTCCTTTTCGAAGGTAGGAATTATTTTGTATTAATGTGAAAATAAATTGTTCGGCTTCAATTTGTTCAATGTAACCGCTTGCAACGTAACCGCCTAAAGTCACGCCGGCGCTTCTAACTTGCGGGTGTCCATTGTCAACTATTGCTTCAAAAAGCCTTATTATTATATTTTGAACGCGCGCTTTATCGCCTTGGCCAATTTCTACGGGAACAATTGGAACCGTGGACGCGACAAAGGCATTAATCATTTTACCGCGCTTTGTCCACGTTTCAGCATTATCGCGGTAAATTAAATCAGGGTCATAAGACAAGAACAACGGTAAAACCGAATTTTGGCCGGTTCCGTCGAAACCCTTGTATTTTTCCATTTCTATACCAATACCAAAAAAATATTCCTTGAATTCGTCTGTATTGGAAACGACCGGAATTTTTACCAAAAATTTACAGCCTTTTTTAGAAGGTGAAAGCCAGCCGGCAACGATGCAATTGTAGTGTTCAAACATCCAATATTTGAATTCGTTCGCGTGTTCGATGTGATCAAAGTCTAAAACTAAAAGACCGGTAAAACTCAAAATATTAGCATAACCGCGCCCTTGTCCGTCAGTCCAAACGCAAGGCGTAAAATAAAAAAGGTTGTTTTGTTTTAACGTCGCTTTACGCTTCAGATTGCCGTATTTTTCACAAATGGCAATAAGTCTAAAGACGCGCTTTATTTTGTCGCTGGGGTCTTGGTTTGCCTTCAGGAACTCCAAAAGAGTAACTTCACCAATTGGCGCTTTTGAGTTTACATAAGCCGGATAAAATTGAAATTTTACCATAATATACGAACAACAAGTTCAGCTAATAAAATAATTCCTGAAATAATGCAAGCCGACAATATAAGACAGCCGGCAAAAATACGAAGCTTGTCGCCGAAAGTCAGGCCGGTTTTAATTACTTTACCGTTGAAAATAAAACTTGGTTTGGTTGGCTGGTTCATAATTGTATGATTTTAGTAAGTTCTTTAAATTGTGGCGCTTTAAGGTCGGAAACTATAATTTGGTTAAAAGGCGAAGGATAAAAGTTTTTGACGCCGTAAAAGCTGGAACCGTGGCCGAAGGCGATACCTTTGAACCTTGTATTTAATGAAAATTTACTTTCGAAATACAAATTTAATACCGTCCTGAAGTAATCCGGTATATAAATAGCCAGCGTTTCGACATAACCGTTATTTTCTTTTTGAACGTCGTAAATTGCTTTAATGACGTCCTGAAGGATAACGTCAATATCTTCGTAACTGAATTTTTTCATTTTATTTGATTTTTAGATTAAAATTTGAAACCGGCTTTTATAAAACCGCTGTAACGCATTTCGTTAGGGTAATCGTAAAATTCGAAGTCGCTTCGATAGTCATAACTTGAACGAACGCCGACAAAAAAAGTATCTGAAAGCATAACGTCAATACCGGCTTCAATTCCGGCCGTTGGATAAATTTCGGTTCGGTAAATAAGGCCAAGACGGCCACCGGCGTAATAACGAACGCGTTCAAAATATCCTGAAGTAAACGACAAACCAAAAGCGCCGGTAAAATCTGTATAACCGTCTTTTAGTGCTGAAAAATTGGTTATTGAAGCGCGAACGTAAACTTGGCGAACGGTTTCAATTTCCACGCCAATACAAAGGCCTTTTTCTTTGTAGCTGGCCGAAGGGTCAACAACTACGGAAACGGCGAAAAATTGCTTGTCGTTAAGCCTAAAATTCGATTGAGAATAAGAAGCGAAGCAAAATAATAAACTTGCTGAAATAATTGATTTTTTAAACATAATTTAAAGTTTTAAAGCGCCCTAAGGCGCTTGGTTATTTTATTTATATAACACCGCAAGAACGGCCACGGTAACAATAATCGTTATTTTGAAATTTAATTATTTCTTCAGTTGTAAGGTAGTTTTGAGTTTTAATATTTTCGAAATACTCTATTTCTTTACTGTTCATTTCGTGACCGTAGAACTTAAGAATTAAAGAAGCTTTTGTTTTTTGGTTGTTATGTCTCAAATTTTCCATTTTTATAAGTGTTTTTGTTGTTATTACTTATGCAAATATAAGAATGTTTTCGAGTTTGTAAAATAAAATTGCAACTTTTTTTTAAATTAAAATGGACATTCGAAGTCGTCGCCACGAAAACCGGCGCCCTTGCTGGCGTTTGCCCTATTGGTTAAAAGCGTAATGTTCCAAATATAATAACCGTGTACATTACAACGCCGGTCAATTGTCGCGCTTTTACCTCGCCGACCTTTTACAGTACAATAACCGGTTTTTTTGCACCAAGCGCGAAATTCTTCAAGGGTAATTTCGAATTCTTTTTTCCTGTTCCTTGCATTGGTTTTAAATTGGGTGTAACGAACGCCAACAGGGTCTTCTTTTCGTCTTTTTCGTTGGTAATGCTTATAACATAAACCGGCCAATTTCGCGACGGGTTTATTCTGACAGCCATTGGCACAACAAAAACGACCGGCGTCCTTCTTATTCTGACTTATGACCATAACCAAGGAATTTTTCAATATTAACGGAATCAATAAACCAAGCGCCGGTTTTACGTTCTTCGAAAGCTTTCTTTTTATCGTAAATAAAAGTAAGGCACGAAAGCAAAACGGACTTGTCGGCCTTAATTTTCGCTAAATTACCCTGAAAAACGATTTTGCGCGCCGTGTGGTATGTTCGCAATATCTTGGGTGAATTACCCTTTTTTGTTGCCTTAAAAAGCTTTATTTCGCCGTAAAAAATCGGGTCGCCTTTTTGGCCTTGGTTTTCGATAGCATCCAAGTAAATTAATTCTGAAGGTGTTTTTAATGCTGGCGCTTTTTGTGTTTCGTTTATTGGTTCCATTTATTTAATGTTTTACAATTTGTGCTTCGGTAAGCGGTTCTTCCAGCCTGAAAGCTTTGAAGACATTCAACAGCGCGAAAACGTCCTTTTCGCAATAAATTGCAATTCGATCAATTTCGCCGTCGTGAAACGCTTTTGAAACCATTGAACCGTTAAGGTCGTCTTTTGGTGTTTGAATCCCGAAGGACATACAAATCGCCGGCAATCCGGCCGAATTTTGACCGCCAAGCTTCCAAATTTCGTGAGTGTCAAGGTTTGCAATTTCCCAAGGCTTCAGGCCGGCTGTGTCCAAAATCGCCGGTATAACGATACGATTTATAAGCATACGTTTGGCAATGTATGGAAAATCAAAACCTTTGCCGTAGTGCGCGCAAAGCTTTGCCAAGGCAACCGAAGAACAAAAGCTTTGAAGGTCTGACTTGAACGCCTGTAAAAGTTCGCCTTCGTTTAAGTGAGCATAAGAACGCATTAAAAATTGACCTTGGTACATAAACCCGACCGAAATACAAACGACGCGCGAAAATTCAGGATGAAGGCCGGCTTCTTTTTGCCATAGGTCAGAATAATACAAGGGAATTACTTCGCCTTCTTTTGGTTCCGGCGGTGCTTCGCTTCTAAACTTAAATTTATAAATCCATTCATTTATAACATTTTCCGGCGCTTGTGCTAATTCCAGCCAATTCGGCGCGGTTTCAATATCCAAGAAAAGGACGGTTTCAATTTTTACTTCGTTTAAGATTTTCATATTATTTTGATTTAGTTAAGTGAATTGAATAAAATTTAAAATTGTGATGTTCAGCTATTGAATTTAAAAATTTTTCGACGTAATCGTTTTTGAATCCAGCTGTATAGATTATAGCTTCATAAAACGGCGCCTGTTCAACTATTTTTTCCTTTATTTCGTGAATGTTTGTAATGTCGGTAAATTCAATTTCCAACGCTTTACGCATTAAACCGCAAAGCGTTGTTTTTCCGGTGGCCTGTTTGCCTGTTAAATAAATTAGTGTGTGCATATTATTTTGATTTTTTGATTATTTTAAAAACTCCTACACAATTTGAACTTTTATAAGCTGGCTTTGTCTTCGAACCAACACTTTTCGAAAGTCCTTCGTATTGCCAAACGGTTATAAAATTGTGATAATTTCGCGCTGGATAATTTAATATTTTCATTTCACCCTTTTTATTAAATTAGTAATTTTTAGTTTTTCCAAAAGCCATAACGGCGCCGAAACAATTATTTCAGTCGCGTAACATTCTTTTCTATATTCGAAGCTTGAATTAATAAAAGGGAACCATTCGGCGCGACTATAAGAACCGGCTTCTTTTCCTTTTACGACCAAGCAACAAAAACTTTTTTCAGTTTGCGCGTGGTGTGACGCGTAAAATTCGACTATTTCGTTGTAATTTTTACTTCCCTTACATTCGCAAGTTTCGCAAGTTCCAGCGCAATTTTTATTTTCTTTCATTTTAATTTGATGTTAAATTATACATTTTTTCCATTCGTTCAACCCATAAGGCCGGCGATTTATATTTTTTCATAACAGCATAGTCGGCAAGGCTTAAATTTTGATTTAAGGCAATTTGTCGAATTATCCAGCCTTGTTTGTACCCTTTTATTTCGCGAACTTGTTCCAGCTGTTCAAGTGTCAAATCGCCCCACGCTTGGCCTATCATTTCAGGCGGTAAAAGGTTGTAATTTTGAACTTCCATAAATTCACCTTCGGCAAGTGGTTTTTCTTCTTTTGGGAACACATAACCGCAATATTTACACGTTGGCGCCGGTGCTGGAATGATGCAACCGCAACCCTTTTTAAAATTGACGTCAAGCTTGTCTTCAGGACATTCTTTGACCGGTGCAATTCCGACTTTATCACTTCGGCGATGTGAAAGGTTCCAAACGCGTTCTTGTTCCCAAAAACCAAGCGCGTAAACATTACCGCCCATATCCAAAATATTGAAGTGTTCTTTTTGTAATTTTCCAATGACCCCAACGCATTCGCTTGGCGTAATTCGGCCACCACGACCGCACATTTGAAGCCAAAGCGCCAGCGACAAAGTAACACGGTTAACAATTACCGTTTCAATTGTCCATTCGTCGAAGCCTGTTGTCGCAATATCAACGTTACAAAGGACTTGAAACATTCCTTTTTTGAAAGCTTCAAAAATGGCTTCGCGTTGTTTTTTCGGGGTTTTACCGTCAACGTGAACAGCTGAAATACCGGCTTCATTAAAGGCGCGTGTCACGTTCTTTGAGTGTTCGACATTCACGTTAAAACAAATGGCTTTCGTGTTCGGTGTGAATCGCTGGTATTTTTCAACAACGCCGTCGTAAAGCTTCTTTTTGTCGAACATATCGAACATTTGCTTGTTGTCGTATTCGTTCCCTTTTATAGCCAATTTTGAAGCATCCATTTTAACGGAAAATGTGACAGCCGGAACAAGAAACCCCTGTTGAATTAATTCGCCAATTGTTATCGTTTCAACGATACCGTCGTAAATGTCTTCTAATTGGGTCATTTTTCCGGTTCTTACGGTCGTGGCCGTGGCTCCAATAATGAAAACGCCGGCTTCTTTGTAAATCTTAATTACGGGGTCAAAAATTTGCTTGTGACATTCGTCAATAATAAGAAGGTTTATTTCAGGAAAAACACGGCGTTTCAAAGTTTGAACCGTGGCGACGTAACAGCTTGCGTTTTTCTTCATTGAACGGCCGGCCGTAATTACAGCCGGATTTAAACCATAGTCAATAAGTTTCTTTTTGGCCTGTTCCAAAAGTTCGGTTCTATCGACGGCGATCATAACGACAAAACCATTGTCAACGCTTTCGCGCGCAATATCGGCAAAAGTTACCGTTTTGCCGGAACCGGTCGGCGAACACAAAACAACGGCTGTTAAATCGTTGGAAAAATGCGTTCGAATTTCTTCTTTGGCTTTGGTTTGGTAATGTCTTAATTTCATTTTTTAGGAAATATTAAAGTGTAAGCTGAAACGACAACGCCAATAAATCCCGAAGTAACGCAAATTCGAAACACTTTTCTTTTAAATCTTTTAGGACATTTCAAGTCTTTAACTTTTAATTCAACTAAAAAGACCAAGTAATTTCCAAGGCCGGCCAAAATCCAAAATAAAGCGAAGTAAAGAAAATCTTCCATAATATAAATGTGTTTGTTGTTGAGTGCAAATATATGTAAAAAATAATTGCAAAAAAATTTTAAAATGTAAATTTTATTTATATCTTTGCCCTCAACAACAACAAAACACATTTACGTTATGAAGTCGAATAACAACAAAATCGAGCAAAGCAAAATAAAAGAAGTGAACCAAAATTTCGTAATTCGTTACAAATTTGACGGCGATAAAAAAACTTCTCTTATTGGTGCTGGAAAATACGCCGTTCTTTTGGAAAATTCAAAAGACCCCGTTGAAATGGCAATTCGTCATTTTGAACGCGCCCTTAATTCGTCTGAAGCCAAAACGATTATTCGTTTGCGCGGTGGCCTGACTGTTAACTTTTGTGCAAAATAATATAATACTTTAAATATGAAACCAACAAAAAGGCCGACGGCCGAAGAAAAAAAACGCGTTCCGGCTGACGATAGCCTTAAAATTCGCGTCATTAATGCGAAGGCGCTTTTACCTAAAAGCGGTATAACGTCGCTTTTGATTTTTCAATTTCCTGAACTCGATACCGTAAAAAAACGGTCGCTTATGTCCAACGTTTTACAGTTAAGAACGACCGACAAAGACATTACCGAAAAACTCGAAGCGCTGGTTATTACGCTTCAAAATCCTAACCAAGTAACAAATTAACATTTTAAATATTTTACATTATGGAAAATTCTTTTATTCCAGCTGGTTACACCCAGCCAACAAGTGCCGGCGGTTTTACTAAATTGGAAACCGGTGACAACAAACTTCGAATTCTGTCTTCTCCTTTGCTTATGTGGCTGGAATGGAACGACGGCAAGCCAACGCGCCACCCGTTCAAACAAGGCGAACCAGCACCGAAAAAAGGCGCCGGTCTTAAAGATAGTGTTAAGCACGCTTGGGGTTTAATTGTTTGGAACTACAAAACCGAAAAAATCGAAGTTTGCGAACTTGACAAAGCCGGCGTTATTGCAATGATTTTGTCGCTTTCAGAAAAACCGGCTTGGGGTCACCCTAAAAATTACGACATTGTAATTACAAAAAAAGGTTCAGGAATGGAAACGGAATATATCACCGCGCCGGAACCACCAAGCGCCGTTTCCGACGTTATTATTGAAGCTTACACCGAAAACCCTGTTGATCTTATGCAATTGTTTGTACCTTCAGGAAATCCGTTTTTAGGTAAAGCCACGGCCGGAAATCCAGCCAACCCGAACACGGCGCCAGCCACAACCAGCGCCAAGGTCGTAACGCCTGAAAATTGGGTTGCTGGCGACGAAATTCCAGCCGGTTACATTTTAAATCCTATCGGTGGCGGTGACATTGTGAAGAAAAAATTACCGTTTTAATTAACTAACACGGCGCGCGTAAAAACCGCGCCTTTTTACAAATCTTAAATCAAAATAAAATGTCAAATAATTCAAGTAATAATTCAGGAATTGGCTTTGTTGGCCTATTAACAATCGTTTTTATAACATTAAAATTAACCAATTATATTGATTGGTCTTGGTGGTGGGTTTTGTCGCCTGTCTTGTTTATAATAGCTATTCTTTTAGGTGGCCTATTGTATATAATTGTTAAACCTAAATCAAAGTAAAATGTCAAACGAAACACAAATTAAAAGGATTAAAATACAAAATTTCAAAGGCCTGAAGGCTTTCGAAGGCGAAATTTTAGGAAAAGACGTTTATTTAACAGGACGTAATGAAAGCGGTAAAACGTCGTTTATTGACGCGGTTTGGCTGGCTTTAACCGGTAAAAACATACCGCCGAAACCGGTAACGACCGGCGCCAAAAAAGGCCTTATTGAAGTTGAACTTGCCGACGGTTACGTTGTTCGTACCAAGTTGGCGGTTGGAAAAACACCAATACAGTTCGAAATAGAAAACCTTAACGCTGTTGACGAAAAAGATAAATTTGTTAAGGCGCCCCGAACTTGGTTAAATGAACGCATAGGCGTTATTGACTTCGACGTTAATGATTTCTTCAAAATGTCGGACGCGAAACAAGTCGAATATTTTTGCAAAATAACAGGCGTTGACGTTCACGAACAAGACCAGCAAATTGAAGAACTTAACGACAGCCGAAAGTTTGACAAAAAGAAGCTTGTCGAATTCCAAAGCCAAACCGGCTTTTATAACCCTGAAGACGTTGAAAAAGAACTTCTTGACGTTGTGAAATTGGCGACTGAAATAGCGACTTTAAAAGAAGCTGAACGCGTAAAAACCGAAACTTGGAACAGCGTAACCGACGGCGTGGCCACGCGTGAAACAACCATTAAAACGCTGAAAGCCGAAATTGAAGCTAAACTCAATCAGGTTAAAGCGCTTGAAATTGAAGTAAACGACGGTTATGATTGGCTAAAAGACGAAAATAACAAGCCAATTCCAAACGCCGAACTTCAGGCCAAGGAAAACACTTTTCAAAATAGCGAAGTTATTAACGCAAGGATAACCGAAGCCAAGACCTTCAAAGAAGCCGACGACCGCATTGAAAAGCTTGAAACGGCCATTTCTGAAGCGACCGAAGGAATAAGCGCGCAAAAGGACGCTAAAGCGGTCATTATTTCAGAAAAGATAAATATTGAAGGTTTGTCTTATGACGTCGAAAATGAATGTTTCTTATTCAACGGCTTGCCTTTTGACAAGACGCAAATAAATACGGCTTCGCAGTTAATCGCCGGTTTGAAAATTGGCGCTTCGCTTCTTAACGAAGTCAAAATTCTGAAAATCGACGCTTCTTTGATTGACAAGGAAAACTTCGAAAAGGTTCAAAAATGGTCAGGTTCCGAAGGTATTGAGTTATTCGTCGAACTTGTTGACCGTGAAGCTGGCGCCTTGAAAATCGAAATTGAAGAAAATGTAAATGATTAATGAAGAAAAAACCGCGCTTGAAGAAATTATTCGTCAGCGCGGTTCTTATTTGGCATTTTTGCCGTTCTTGCACGTCGCAAAAGACCGCGCAAAGCTTTTGGAAGAAATCAGAAATTTAACGAATCAAATAACACGAAAAACGAATGAAAAACTTGGAAACCGCCCCGCCGGCCGAACCGAATAAACCGGTTACGCAAGTCGAAAAATACGAACGGCTTAAAGAACAGAATCCAGCCTTTGAAATATTGGTCAATGAATTCGAACTTGTTTTGACATTATAACAACAGTAAAAAAGCGCCCGTAATTACAACCCCGACGCCAACGCCTTTTATAAATCCAAAAAACCCGCGCCTTAATCCGGCGCTTTTTTCGTTTTTAGCAACTATTTTTAAATCTTTGACGACCAAGTTCAAATTAATGTTCTGTTGCTTTACGCCTTCCAAAATCGTTTCTTGAAGCGCGTATTTGTCGTTTTGTTGTTTCTTTATCGAATCACAAGCCGAAAGCGCGCCGGTTGTGTATAAAAGCTTTTCTTTGGCGTGCTTGCCTTCAATCATTTTTATAGTGGCGTTGTCCATATCTTTAACGGCCACTTTTACGCTATCGTTAACAACCGTGGCCGTGGCTTTGGTTTTATTCGTTTGCGAGTTTTGAGAAAACGCGACGCCTGTCAGCAACAGGACGGCGAACATAATCAGTTTTTTGTTTTTCATAAGTAAGATCTGTTTTTGAAGCTTTGTTTTTGTAATATTGTTCCAGCGCTTCGAGTTCTTTAATTTTTTTATCCTTGGCAACAATCAAAGCTTCGGTTTTTTTTTGCTTTATCGTAATTACGGCGTTTTCTTTTTCCAGCCTTTTGACTTCTTTTTTTTGTCTGTTGTTGTCTTCGCGTATTGGCGAAATTACCCAATATTGCATAATCGCGACGCCTATCCAAAGCAACGCGAAAAGCGATATATAAACCTTGTATGTTTTTATGAATTTTAACATAACACTATTTTTTTGACAGCTTCAAAAACCGCCTTGGCCATTTTGTTCTGACCTTCTTCAGAAAGTAAAAGCAAATAATCTTCTTTATTTGTCATAAAAAAGTTTTCAATTAGTACAGCTGAACAAGCCACTTTTTTAAGAACAAAAAAGTCTTCTTCTTTGTCGCTATCGCCGTCGGTCGTGTCAGTTCTAAATTTAGCCTTTGGAAAAGCTTTTTTCATTTCTGAAGTTATGGCTTCGGCGATAACGTCGGAATCAGTTTTTCCTTTTGTGGTGAAAATTTCCCAACCTGAAGCCGTTTCGACGCCAGCGTTTGAATGAAAACTTATAAATATACTTTCGTCAGCTTTGTATTTATTGGCGCGTCTTACGCGTTCGCCAAGTGAAATGTCGGTAACTTCGGGAACCAATTCGACGGCGTTAATTCCGGCGCCCAAAAGCAAAGCCAAGGTTTTCTTCGCAATAGCGCGGTTTGTAACACCTTCGTACAAAATCCCTTTTCCAAAATCCGGCGAACGTTTTCCGGCCGTTTGTGGCACGCCACCAATAACGCCACCGTGGCCGTTGTCAATCAAAACAATTTTCTTCTTCATAATTTAGTTTTTAAGTTGTTATTGTTCCAAACTTTTTTTCGTATTTTTCAATTTGTTTGGTTTGTGTTTCAACTATTCCTTTTAAATAGTTGTTCAATTTTACAAGTTCTTCAATTTGAACTTTCATATCTTCAAGAAGGCCTTTTTCTATAACCCTAACCGTTTTTAAATTTTCGAGTTCAGTCGTTTTTTCGTTTTGCCACTTCATTTTTAAACCGCTGAAGAAAATCGCAATTGAACCAAAAGCGCCAATTATAAATTCCCAATTTTTTGCTATAAACGTATTCATATTAAAATCCTATGTATTGAATCCAAATCGCTGAATAAAAGCTTGGTTCTATGTTAAACGCCGTTCCTGTTCCTGTACCGCCCCCCGTGTTTCCAGCTGGCGCCGTAAATGATTTTGTTGAACCGGAACCGCTGGCGTCGTTTGTGGCCAAATAATCGTCACCGCCGTCAGTACGGGCGCCCTTGGTTCCGAAAATCTTACCTATGCTTATGGCTGGCGTTGCGTGCGTGTGTGAAGGCAAATTTGCAACGGCTAAAGTTTTAGTTCTTGAACCGCTGGTTGTATTAACGGCGTTTTCAGTTCCAGCCATTTTTATAAACATATTTCGTAAATCAATGGCCGGCGCGCCGTTAACCGTTCCGCCTGTACCGTCCATTATACGGTAAAATTTAGGTATGTTGACAGCATCAAACCACAAAATCGCCGAACCGATAGGCTGGCGTGTTTCGGCCAATCTTGTAAGGCTGGAAAACGCAAAACTACTTATTACGGTATCGCCGGCAACAACGGCGGTCGTGGTCGCGTAGCGCGTAATATAGGCATCTTTTAAGTCAAGATTGCCGTCGTTATTAACATCGACGTTATACGGTACTTGCGCGGTGTGTTCTTGAATGTAAATAGTTGCACCGGTGGCCGAAGAAACAAAAGGAATTATTTCTTTGTCTTTTATCAAATATCCAGCCGAAAGCGTTCCGGCCGTGTCAATAATACCTTCCAAAATTACGCCGTCACCGGTTAAATTTGTTAATGCTTCAATTGGCTTTTTGTAGCTGTCTTGTATAAATTGAAGGGTTTCGGTCGTCATTGGAAAACCGCCGGCAAATAGTTTGATTATATCCATAATATTTTAAATCGTTTTGAAGCAAGTTTATAATAATTTGTAAGTGCTTTTATCCTGTTTTCAAAGTTAATCAAAGCCGTTGAATTATTTGGCTTTATCGCTATTGGAAAATTCAAAATAAAATCAACGTCGATAATTTCGGGCGCTTGTGTTGGGTAAAGGTATTGTAAACCTAAAAATACAGGCTTGTTTTCGGCTGTTGTGTAAATATACAAAGGGTCAAAAACCGGTAATTCAGAAATGAAAATTCGTCGGCTGGCATCATCAAAAGCATCGTTCAAAACTTTTTCAAGAAGTATGACTTGGCCATTATGAACAACCTTATAAATTTGTTTTTCCCTGAACTTCATAAAATCAACGTGAATTGTCGAAATAGGTTCGATAAAGGTATAAATCCAATCGGCCATAATAGTAAAACGCCAAAAAATCGGTGTTAATAATAGCGCCAATTTCCTGAAGTCAATATTGAATATTTTATTATAATTCACGGCTTACAAATGTAAAAGTTGTGTTTAATTCGTCAAGCTTCATATAACCGGCGTCAGAAATATAATATTCGTCAACGCTGGCGTAAGGAAAAAGACCGTATTTCGCCGAAGCTGAAACAAGAACCGGTTCTTCGACGCCTTCAATTCCTTGCAAAAAGTCGGTTAATTTAGTCAAAATTATTTCACCGTTAAACTCCAAGTTACGCAAGAACAAACGAACAGCATTTTGAACGGGTTCGTTTTCTGTACCGTCCAAGCGCGCCCCGTAAACGTCCAAAACTAAAGGGTCGTAATAAATTGTATAATTAACTTTAAAGTCGTCAGGAACGCGCGAAATGATAATTAAACGGGTTCCGGCGTACTTTATCGCTTCGGCGTAATTCCTGAAGGCGATTAACTGAACAGCTGACAACGGCGCCAAATCTTTGTTCGTGTCTTCAGTTGCAACTTTTATTTTTAAACGGCCGTCAATTTCTTCGATAGCGCTTTGTTTAATTATAAGGCTGGCCAAAATGTCGGCCTGAAGAACGCCGGTATTGTCGTAAATTCCCATTTCGGTAAGTGAAAAACCAAACTGAAATTCAAGCATTTTTTGACGATACCAAGGTTTTGAACCAATTTTATTCAATAAAATAAGTTCTTCAATTTCGATCTTGAACAAGTCAAAAATCTGTTCGACTGTCCATATACCAAACGCGCAAATATAAACCCATAGGCGCCAAATTGCGACCTTTGACGTGCTTGTTAAGTTCGCAAGGGTGTTTTGTTCGCTTTCGGTTAATACTTCAAGCGCTGACAGCGAAGGCGTGACCGCTTTTCGCTGAAGTATTATTTCTTGTATTTCGTTTAATGTTCTTGACATTTTAAATAAATTCGAAGTTTTGGGAAGCTAAAGTTTGGCCGTTCATTAACAAGGTGTTTAAAATCCATTGTTTTGTAAAATCGTTTTCAAGCGTAAGTTCCGGCGCGTCCAGCGTGCCACCGTTGAAGTAGTTTAAAGCGTCTTCAAAAGTTGGGTGTCCATAATCTGAAATAGTGGCTTCAGCCGGCAAATTGCCCTTATTAGCTTCCAGCAACGGCAACAAAGGAACGTTAATAAACTCTTTTTCGCTTCCAATTTCTTCAGGTAATACGTCAGGATTTTTAACGCGCGCCAAGGCGGTTCTATTTGAATTGTTGGCGTCGGCGTTCATTCCTTGAAAAGCCAAGACATTAACCGCTAAAACGTTCCTGTCTTCGCCTTCTTTTTGCGTGAACATTTCAAAAGTAACAGCAAGGTATTTTTCGTTTCTTTTAAATTTTATTTGTGTTTCTTCAACGTAAACGTCTAAAAAAGCGCCTTGTTTTGGAACCGGTGAATTGTAAGTTGGTACGAATAATTTCATTTTATTTTGATTTAATAGTTTGTAAATTGTGTAACGGTTACGCCGGTTCCAGCTTGGTCTGAAATCATTGTTGCATTTGTAGAAATACCGCCAACTTTTATCGTGTCGCCACTACTTGCGCCACCCGTAACCAAAGGAACAGCGTTAACAACTTCAAAAACAGAACTTTTTAATATTAAGGCTAAATTATAAGTACCGCCACCTATCAAAGTTATTGGCGAATTGTTTGATTTTATCGAACAATTTTCAAAAGAGTAGGTTCCTTGGTCTAAAGTGATTGTTCCGGCGCCTAAATCGGCTGAAAAATTCAGATATTTTATGTTTGTAGCGCTTCTAAAACTTCGCCCCCCCGTAATTTTTGGACTGTAAAGTATATTTCCGGTTATGGTCACATTATATAATATGTCGCCTGCTATATCTATCCCGTTAGCTGTTGATATATAAGTATTTACAAAATTTATAAAGGCGTTATTGTATGACGCTCCTATTACGCAAGGATTGGTTGTGGTAATGTTTCCTACATTATACCGACCGCCTGTAAAATAAAAACAACCTGTACCAGCTATGTGTGAAATATTTATCGAAAGCCTTGAATCTAATTGAATTGCAAAAGTGGCGTAATCGGCTAAACAAGTAAATTTGTCTATATTTATAGTGGTCATATTTACATCTTTAACCCCGCCAACGTTAGAATTCGTAAGCGTACCTCTTACAGAAACATCACTAACCGAAAATTTTAAATAAGTTAATCTAAAAGCTATATTTGACGTGTTCCAATATAACGAAAGTGCATTTATATGCAAAGCTGAAGAAAAACCGTTAGCATAAAAGTAACATCCTGTACCGCCACTTCTTTCGTTTATTACGCTTCCGTAAGGCAAGTTTATTTTGATTGTAGCGCCGGTAGTCATTAAGTCAGTGTTTGCGTTTGCTGAAAAACTTAATACAGCGTTAACGTCGGAATTTATAATTACATTTTTAGACGCTGGCAAAGTTCCGTTTAAAGGGAATGTTCCGTTCGTGTTTTGTAAAAAAATAATGTCGTCACTTGTAAAAGCCGGCAAAGCAAGAATATAGTCAATCGTCGCAAAAGGTTTCGAACTATCCTGATAAAGTCCGGTCGTGTTGTTTCCGATGGCCGTATTCACGAACCAAGTTTTATAAACCAAAGCGCCGGCTGTTGGTGCGTTACCTTCAACAGTCCAAGTGTCTAAACCGATGTTTATCAAAACAAAGCTTTCGCCTTTTGGAAAAGTCAAAGTATTTCCAATAAATGTAATTCCAGCGCCCGAAATAGTCACCGCGCCGTTACCTTGAACCGTTCCTTTTATTTTGGTTCCTGTGTACCAAGCAACGGACGCGTCAAGCGGTACGGTCAAGGCGATAGGGTTCGCGTTTGAAAAAACAATTCGCTTGTTAACGTCGGTCAAAGCAAGCGTTTTTATAATAGTGGCTTCAGCAACAATACCTTCGTAAATAAGTGCTGTAACCGCGTTTTGAATCGTTGTAATTAATCCGGTGTAATAGTTCGAAAAGTCATTTTGTGAAAGTCCATAACCGGCCACTTTGTCAACTTTACCGTTTAAAGCGTCGCTTAATCCTGTAATGTCCGCAATTCCACGCGTGGCCAAATCGTCAAGAACAGCCTGAAGGCCGGTAACGTCGCCAATTGATACGACAGCCAAGGCGTCAAGTATTCCCTGAAGACCTGAAACGTCGGCAACTTCCAGCGTAGTAATAGCAATATTTAAATCGTTTAAGGCTGTTTGAAGTCCTATAACGTCGGAAATTCCCAAAGCGTTAAGAGTTTCAAGCGCCGTTTCTAATCCGGTAACTTGTGACGCTAAAATATAGCTGTCAAGGTGAAGGTAACTTTCAAGAAAGTCGTAAAATTGCTGTTGTGTTGGCTTGTCGCCTGTCTTAAAATAACCCTTTAAAACCGCAATAGATTTTTTCATTTTTATCGTACTATAAAATTATTTTCAATTATCATTTCGCCAATTCCGTATTCGCCAACCTCAACAAGCGGGTAACCCGTCGCAAGTTCGATATTTTTTTGTAAAAAATAAGAAGAAATTTCGTTTTTTTTAAGTTCGGTAACCGGAACTTTTAAAACGTCGTTTGAATAAATGTCGTCAGTAATGGCCAAGTCGTTCAGCGCCCCAAATAAAAAGCTGGCTTCAGCTGTTCCAAGGACTTGCGAAACCACGTCTAAAACGCTTTGATTTTCTTTGATTTTTATTAATATATCCATTATTTTAGCCTTTGCGCGTTTATATTTATTCCGGCTTCAGTAAGTTCGATTTTCTGAACGTTGAAGTTGTCAAGAACCAGCTGGCGACGAATGTCTTGTTTTAGTTCTTGGCCGGATTTTGAGCTTTTCAATTCGTTGATAATTCCCACGCCAATTAAAGGCGTTTCGAAAAAATAACCTTTATTCGCCTTCAAAATATTTTCAATGTGAATGTCGTCGCTTTCTACAAGCTGAAAATCGCCGTTCAAAATAACCAAGTCTTCAATAAAATTTATGTCTTTTACAGCTTCCATTTAATGCGTGTTTTGCGGGTTACTAATGTCGGCGTCAGCTATTGGCGTGACATTTGGCGACCACGAATTTAACTTTGTTTTTAAGTTGGCGCCACCGTCGTTATTTACAGGCGTCCAAGCTGTAAATTTAGCTTTTAAATTTTCAAAATCTTGTTTTAATTTATTTATTTCAGCTACCAAAGAACCACTTTTTGGAACGCCACCATTGGCGCCACCGTTTAACGCTACGGAACCAGCAACAGCCACGGCGCCCGTTATCGTAGTCGCGCCGGTAATTGTTACGACGCCGGTCATATTTATTGCCGTGGCGATAATGTCGGCGACGGTTCCGGTAATTTTGAACGTTTGGCCTTCAATTTCAAAAGAAGTCGAAACGAATTTCGTCGCCGTGGCACCTATGTTTATATTTTCGCTGGCGACGTCAATATTTTCACTTATAACGCTGGTATTTTCGACGTCTAAATTTGCGTTTGTGGCATCAACGAAAAAAGACATTGCACCGATATTCAGCTGGATTTTTTCTATTTCGCTATTTAAGGCCACGTAAGCGACTTCTTTTGAAATGAAGTTAACTATTACGTCGGAACCGATTTTTGGGAAATTTACTATACCAATGACGCCCGAAAGCATCGTTTGAAGCCTTACGTCAAATATTTCGGCCGACCCGTTCAAAGGTTTGGCGTGAATGGTTCTTTGATCTTCGTCAACTTCAGCAACAGAACACAAGACAGAATAAATTTCGTCTTGGTTTTCGTGAAGCTTCTTTAAAATGTCCTTAATTTCCATTATTTAGCGCTTATTTTAACGCCAAGCGTTATCGTTTGAAAATATCCGTCAATACCGAATTTTGGGTTCACTTCTTCAGCGTAATAAATCCCGTTTTGTTCCGGCTGTCTTTTATTGACAAGTTCTATTTCGTCGCCGTGTTTTACCAGCGAATAAATGAACGTATCAAAGCTACCAAAAAAACCTTCGTATTTCAAGCGTTCTTTTTCGCGTTCGCCAATCTTTTTCAATTCGTTTAAGTCGGTCACGTTGTAAGCGAAAATTGTTCGCTGTTCGCCGTCCGTGTCGCCAACTTCAACTTCTAATTTCTTGTTATTTTCGAGCATCGAAACAACTTTTACTTTTATGCGAACGTCGGTTTCTTTTTTATACTCCAAATTTGCGTAAGAAATAATATTTTCTTCGAATTCGAACTTGTGACGCTTGCCACCGGCGTTATAGGCCAAGCCGACGTAAAGCGTTTGTTCCCTGAAAAATGAAGTCAGGGCGTAAGTGCTTTTTAATTCGTCAAGAACCTGAACAATATTAACGTTCGTAAGCCTGAAGGCGTAAAATTCAGCGGTAACGACCTTTATTTTTATTTTTTCCAGCGCGGTTTTTATTGCTGGCGAAGCTTTTTCGATAGCAAGCGCCAAGCATTTTTTTATTAGTTCTTCAAGTGTTATTTTCTTGAAAGATACCGTTAAATTCGTCTGTTTTAATATCCAAGAAGGGTCTTCAAATTGCAGTTCAACAGTTTCGGCCGGCGTTATTTTTGTTAAATAACCTTCAAAAACTTTTTCGATATTTGGGAAGTAACCAATTGAAATCGTCGTAAAATCGCCTTTTTTAAAGACGTTTTCGTTGCCGATGTAAATATTTTTTCCATTTTTAACCACTTTTTTAGGCATCGTAATAACAGCCGTGTCGGTGAATTTTTTCCACGTCGAAGAAACTTCGCCGGTCGTCACATACGAAAACTTTTCGTTACCTATTTCGACTTTTATCCAAGGTCTTAACATAATTATTTTAATTCAATTGGGTTGTCGGAAATCATAGAACAAGCAAAGAAAATTTCGCTTCGTGAACCTTCTTTTTCGCCGAAAGTTGGCATTGTGATAACGACTGTTGTAATGTCGAAATAATCTAAAAAGGCGCTGACAACTTCAATTTCTTTAGGAACGGAACAAATGACCTTTAATTTACGAATTTCTTCTTCAGGAACGCCGGCGGTCGCCTGAACACCAAAACCCGAATTCGTTTTAAAACTTTCGCCTGTTATTATTCCTTGACAATTAATAATATAATCGCCGTCGGCAATAAATTGTTTTACGGTTCCGGCTTTACCGCTTACGGCCGTCCTTACAATATTTCGTTCTTGTGAAACGTCGAAAAGTACCGTATCTAAACGAATACCTTCATAATTGATAACAACGCCGTCAAGGTCGGTATATTGGCCGGCTGGAATTTCCAAGTTGGAATAAACAGGCGTTCCAAACATCGAACGTTTGTCAAAACTTTCTTCGTTTGAAACCAAGTTTTCGCGAAATACGGCCGTTTTTAGTTCCGAAACGGCGCGCCCTTTTACCTTCATTAATTCCTCAAATGAAAAAGCTTTCGTAATCATTTATTCTGAAATTATTTGCATATCGTTGACAGCGGTTAATAGTAATTTTGTTATTTCTTCTTTTAATTTCGCCGAACCTTCGGTTAAATTAGTGGTGTTTATATTCAAATCTTTAACCAAGTTACCGATCGAAATATAAAAGTTTTTAGGCGCCGAACTTCTTACTTCAGAAATACCAGCGTCCAATCCTTTACCGGAACCAGCACCGGTAAGCGCCGGAACCTGAATTTTTGAACCCGCTTTTTTGCCTTTTTCAGCTTTTAATTTTGCTTTGTCTTTTTCAGCTTTCGACATTGTTTCGTCGTAAGCTTTGCCGTAAGCGTCACCGGCGCCCTTGGTTAAGCTTTCAGCGACGTTAACGCCAAAACCGGTCAAAGGGTTGCTTTTTAAAATATCCTTCCCTAAATTGGCCATAATCGCCGGAACGGCTTTAAAATCTCCTGAAAATATCGCTGAAAATAATTTTCCAACTCCCGAAAAGGCCGACATAATCGCTGAAGGTATTTGCATAAAAGCCTTAATTACCAAGTTTGGAATATCTGTAAAAGTTGTTTTTATGTTGTTTCCGACCACTTTTAATGACGACCAAGCGCCGTCAACAACAGCGCGAAAGGTGTCAAACTGTTGATACGCTATAACGATACCGGCAACCAAAGCGCCAACCGCCACAATTACGATGCCAATCGGGTTCGCGGTCATTGCAGTATTCAAAAGCCATTGATACGCCGTTAAAACGCCGGTTTTTATCGCTAAAGCGCTGGTTATTGCTCCATAAGTAAGTAAACCGCCAGCAACGACCCCGATAACGGTCGCAAAAACGCGCGCGCCCGTGGAACCCGAAACCGTCCAACTTACAAAAGAACCTATTGCAGTAACGGCCGACGTAAGTCCTGAAATAGTACCGGCAATTTGTGGCCTTAAATTTTCGCCAATGTTTAAATATAAAGCCGTAATAGTGTCTTTCATATTGGACAAACCGCCACCCGTTGTTTTCATTATGGCATCTGAAGCACCCATTACGCCGTTAAGATCGCCAAGGCTTGAAATGTATTCTGTCATTGCTTTTTCATTGTTGGCAACTTCAGTTTTTACGCCTTTAAAAGACATTGTAATCATTTCGCCGTGTTTATGGCCTTGAATACCGAATTCTTTTAAACGTTCAAATTCGCCTGTTGACGCGTCAAGGATTGCTTCAGCTAATTGGTCAAAACCTTTTCCCGTTGAACTTGCGACGTCGCCCATTTGTCGCATCATTCCCATAGTAGGAACAATACCCCTATTCGCTAATTTTACGTAAGCGGTGCTTAATTCGTCAACCTCAAAAGGCGTGTCTTTTGCAAACTTCGTAATGTCGGCCAAGGCTTTTTTCGCTGTTGAATTGTCGCCAAAAGTATTCGTTAAAACAGCTTCAAATTTTTCGAATTTTGCCAATGTATCAACAACAGAATTGCCCAAAGCGAAGACAGAAACGCCGGCCATAATACCGCCAACGATTTTCATAGCGCCACCGATACCGCTGACTTTTGCCTTCGTTTTGTCGGCTTCGTCTTGCGCGTGCTTCATTCCGGCCATAAAATTGACGTCCTTCAGCTTAATAGTATATATTTCGGTATTATTACTCATTTTTTAAAAAATAGATTTTCTTTTACTTTCAAATTGCAACGCAAATTTTAAATCGTTCCAGCGCTTTGCAAAGTCTTTTTCTGTCAATACGTCGGGGTTTTCCTTGAAGTAAAACCGTAGTAAAGCGCTTATTTTCCTAATTTCGTGAACGTCGTCGTTATCTTGGTCAGGAATAGCGTATTGACTTAAAGCTTTTTTAGGCTGGTTTCTTTTGCTTCAATTCGGTAATAAGACGCTAAACAGGCCGGAACCAATAATTCAGGGTTTGTTTTAATTTCTTCGTCGCCGTCAATCCAACAATTTTCTAAAATCATTTTTCCAGCAGTTAACGGGAACGGGTTACCGGCGTTTGGTTTTATAAGTCCAAGAGCGTCTTCTAAAACGTTCCTGTCAATGTCTTTTTTAAGAGTGCAACTATATTTTTTACCTTCGGTTTCGACCGTTATTTTGTCGCCGTTAATCTCATAAGACAGTAATTCAATGATTTTGTAAGCTTCAAGGCAAGCACGCGTAAAAAAAGCGCTGTTCTTGTCGGTTGTAAATTTCTTGTCACCTTCGACGAATAACGAGTTTATCAAAATTTCGCCGGCCGTTATCATTTTTGGAAATTGTCTGAACGTAAAGCCAAGACAAGCTTCGGCAACGTGAAAAGACAAAGGCGCGAGTTTTCCAACCGCGCCTTCAACTTCAATTTCGTAACGTATTTTTTTAGTGTTTTTAGTAGCCATTTTTTTTAAATTTTTGCTAAAAATACAACTTTTTTTTTATCTGTATAAGATATGCGAAGGAATTAAATCGAAACTCATTTTTATGTCCTTGTCGTCGGTTCCAGCTTCAACGCCGTCGGTCGTAAATTCACAGTTTTTAATGACGTGTGTAACCACTTTTTGAGCGTTTAAAAAGTGAACTTCAATGTCGAACGAAGGCAAGGCCAACAGCGAACCGTTAGGCGCCACGTCGCGAATTGCTTCGACGTCATTCATTGAAATTTCGATCGACGCCTTGGCTTCAATTTTTCCAGCGCCACGCGATACCGGACGCGAACCGGTTCCGTAGTTGTTTTCTTTTTGCTGTTCTTCGGTGTAATTGATTTTTGAAACCGAAGGCGTCGGAACGCCGGCAATTTTAACAACAACGTCAACGAAGGAATAAGCGCGCCCATTAATTAAAGGTATATTTTCCATTTTTAAGAGATTTTAACGGCAAAGCCAATGTTTACTTCTATTTTTCTTGCAACTCCAACAGGGACGATTTTAAGTGATAAAACGATTTTTGAAGAACTTATTACGTCTTGCGAAGGGTCAATTACTACTTCAAAAGCCGAAACTTCGCCGTCTTTTCGCATCGTTTCAAGACCTCGAAGCGCGTCATTTCTGAAGCTTGCAATCGTGTCTTCGGTCAAGGTTCCGTTTTCGTTTACGTACAAAGGCGCGTTCAAGCTTGGCAAAAGGAATTTTCGGCAAACGCGAACGCTTTTGTCGATAGTCCTGTTGTTTTCTATAAAAGCATAGTCCGAAGTTTCCGGTTTGGCCGTTGGGGTGTCATTAAAATACGTTCCAGCGGTTCCAACGTGTTTTTTAAGGAATATATACCCCTTTGCGTTTATCGCTTCAATAGCGCCTTCGCTTAACGTTTTTACAAGCGTGCCGTCTGTTGATAAAGCCGGAACGTCGAATTCGTTTGTTGCGTTTTTTGCTACATTGAAACGCCCAACCCAAGCAATATTTTCGTTCACTTTCGCAAGTGATAAAAAGCCAATGGTTAAACCTAAAATTGAAGCGTTTATTTGGGAGCCAAGACCGGCGCCGTCCTGACCAACCACAACAGAAACGTTTTTCGCGTCTTGTGCTTTTAAATCCGGTAACGTTGAAGTAACGGCAAACGTGGCCATTTTTCCAGCGTAAACAATACTTAAAGGCTTGTGTTCAGCTTCTAAAATGTCGGCTTGTGCTTGCAAAGCTACAACGGCCGAAGTGGCAAAAGTAACTTCTTCGTCAAGAACTCCAATTTGGCGAATTTTTCCTTCGGCGAAACGTTGAACGTCCAAAACGCGTGAATAATCCGGCGCGGTTGTTCCAACGCGGTCATAAATTCCAAGAAATACAACGGCTTTTTTATTGGCCTGAAATATTGAATTTATTTGATAGTGTAACGCTTTTACAGCGTCAGGCGTCGCGTCAAGGTTCACAATTCCAAGCGCTTCAGCTTCTTCGATTGAATAAACCACTTGGATTTTATCGCTTGAAAACGAAGCCAAGGCGTCAGCTGTAACCAAGAAAGCTAACAATCCCGAAATATGGTCTTCACCAGCCAAAGCGCGTCCAAGACCGCCTTCGCCACGGTTAAAAATTACATCATTCATAATTTTGTTTTATTAAAAAGGTTAAAAAAAAGGCGACGAAATAACGCGTCGCCTTTTGTAAAAATTTATTTTATGCTAATTAAGCGCCAACACCTTGCGCAATCGATACGCGTCCGACGTTGTTCGGTCTTAAATAGTGCGCACCGTGGTTAACTTCAGCGCTGAAAACGTCACCGTATTTCGTTGCGTCGCCTTCATTGGTGTAAACCATAATTGAACCCAAAGCTTGTGAAGTCATAAAACGACTAAACCCAACAGCACCAGCGCAATCTGTAACCGCGTCAGCTGTTCCCGCTGGAACTAAAGTATTGGTTCCGGCTGACGTGTATCTTACTACCTCACCACGTTTAATGATGTTGAAACCGAATAATTCAGCAATAACACCTTTCGCCAACATATCGGCTGAAATTGTAGCGCGTGAACGTACAAGGTCGCTATCTGTAAACAAATCGTAAAACATAACCGCCGGCATAACAAGGTAGCGTTCTTGCGCTGGAACCTTGTCCAAATCCATACGAGCCGAAGCACGAGCAACGTCTTCTTTTCTTGTAACCAAACGCGTTCCGGTAGCCGTGCCGTTCGGTAACGTTCCGGTGTTTGCTCCGGTTGTTCTGATAACGTGAGTAGCTGAAACCGAAACCGCCCATTTTTGAAGCGTTGAAGTCGCGATTGTGTCGCTTAAAGTTGCGATATGTGAAGCAAGAACCGACTGACGTTTTGCGTAACTAACTTGTAAATCGTCAACACTTTTAACCAAAATAGGGTCTGTTGTGTAGTTGTCAAGGTCGTAAGTCAATTCCGTATCTGTTCTTTCGATAGGGTCGGTATTTACTGCCGTTCTATTCTTAACAACAGCCGGCGAATTTCCAGCGATAGGAACGTGAACAGTCTTATTGTTTATAAATTCAGAGTGATCTTGTGCTAAAAACAAAAATTCGTTACCGTAGTAAAGTTTTTCTTGAATGTCAGCAATCCAAACTTCAGTCTGAAGCGCGAACGCCAAACTTCCAGCCGTAAAGGATTTTTTGAACAAAATTTGCGCGCCTGTACCTAAAGCAAAAACGCCAACCCCGACAACAGCCGAGTTTAAAAACATTCCAATAACGAACGCCAAGGCGATGTTAATCAAAACGCGTGAAAGTGAAATTCTATTTTTCATTTTATTAAATTTTAAAGGTTTATACTTCGGCGAACTTATTAAAAGTCAGCTTCGGTTTTATTGGTTTTGTATTCGGCATTGTACAAAGCAACGTAAGCCGGTTTGTCGCTTGTTTTCAAAGCGTTTAACACTTGTGGCGCTTCGCGTTCCAATTGTCTAAAGCTTCGTGTTTCGGCCGGTGCTGGCGTTCCGGTTCCGGTTCCTGTATCGCCTTTAAAAGCGTTACGAATGTCGGCCGGTTTCGCTGGAATAGCGCCCATAAGCGTCATAAAACCCTGAAGGTTGTTTTCAGCTGAAGCAATTACTTCTTCTTTTTTTGCGGGGTCAATTTTACCTTCTTTGATGCAATTTTCAACAAATGCGATAGTCGCCGTTTTGTTATTTGCTTCAATTAAAGTTTTTTGTTCCGCGATTTTGTTTTCAAGTTCGGCGATTTTTGAAGCTTGCGTTCCGGTCGTGGCCAAGGCTGTTGTTAAACTGTTTTGGATAGTTTCAACGGCTTTGTCAATGACTTCTTCGCTGGCGCCTTCTTGAAGTTTCAAGCGTGCAATAACGTTTTTCATTTTAATAGTGTTTTTGTTAATGTTTTCATTTACCGTCGAATTTAAGATATTGTAAACAACCGCGACGCCGGCCGTTTTTTCTTGTTCTGATATATTTACTTTAACGTTGGTATTTTCAACGTTTTCGGCCAGCAAAAGGCCGTTTTTTACCATTTCTTTGGTATTAAACCAATTATCTAAACCGTTAGAAAAAAGGTTTTCAAAAAACGCTTCTTTTTTGCTGGTTCTGTTGGTTAAAATTTGGATTAAAGTCGCCTTGAATTGGTTCAGGCTGTTCTTGTCATTTTCCGAAACGTCGGTTTCGTCTTTAAAACTTACGCCGTGAACCATTAAACGGGCGTAATCTTTGGCGAAGCGGTTTTTTGCTTCAATCGTTAACCAAATAACACCAGCCGACGAAGCGCCAAGGCCGTTTAAATAACCTTCAATTTTAACGCCTTTTTTCGGCGCGTCGATTATTTCCGAAACTATGCTTTGGGCGTGAATCACGTCGCCACCTACGGAATTAAATTTTATTTGAATGGTTTTAACGCCGTTTTCGGCAAGCCAACGCATTTCTTCGGCAAAGTAGGCGCCGTTAACACCTTCGTTCGAAATTTCCTTATAAATGAACATTTCGGCCGTGGCCGTTTCCTTATTAAACTTATTTATGTAAGTATGTTTCATTTAGCAATATTAATCGAAAAAAATCCTTGTTTTATTCGATTTTTAGCTTTTAATTTGTCTTTACAGTAAATAACTAATGAAGAAGAACCAAAACACCTTAAAAGAACGCGAAAAGTACATTAAAGACCAAGTTAACGGCCGTCATAAGAGCCTGAACACGACCGACGTTGTTCGCGACCTTGCAAAAAAACTTTTCCTATCTGAAGAAACAATTTGGAAAGACTTCGCAAAACAAAAAACAAATGAAAAATTTAATTAATTCGCTTTTCGCGCGCTTCGGTTTCGCGCCTGTCTTTCAAATCGCCAACTTTCGCAAAGCCGAAAAAAACTTTGCTGAACTTATTTCGTTAGAACAGCAAGCCGTTTCGTTCATACAAAACAGCTTAAAAATAATCAACAACGCCGTAAAAAGCGAGTTAAAAAGGAATGGTTACGACCCCGCTGACGTGCTTAAAGGAAAAATAAGACTTGTCGCCACGGCCACGACTTCAGCACAAGACGCGCGTTTTAAAAGCCAAATTTACAGCGTTGACGGTTACGTTATTTTAAAAGTAAAATGGAAACCGAACGGCTTCACAATGGAAGTAAACACCGCCGAACAAACCACGGCCAACAAAAAGGCGATTAAAGCCGGCGAAAACAAAAGGCGCGACGTTAACCAGCTAAAAGCTAAGGAAAAAGACGAAGTTGAAATTGACGCTTTGGCTAATAAAAAAATAATTCAAGAAAAAGCTTTAAAGTCAGTATAAAAATATTACATTTGAATTCTCCTTTATAATGCTGTTAATTTGTTGTTAACATTTTTTACTTTTTTGATTTAGACAGAAAAAGCCTTCGTAATTGAAGGCTTTTTTGTTTTCGGACGTTTCGCGCTTGTTTACGACGGTTTCAAATAATAAGGCGAATCCGTAACGTTAACGTCAAGGTCAGGAACACCAACGACAAGCTTCAATTTGTTTTTCCTGTTAGCCGTGTTGTCGGTCAATAGTGTGTTATATTCCATTTTCCAAACAATAACGGCGTCGTGATCTGAATCCTGTTCCTCTCGCTTTCGGTCAAAGGCGGTTATTAAATTAGCAATGGAAAAGTTCTGAAGTTGAAAGTTAAGCTTACCGGCCAAAATAAAAATGTCACGGTCTTCAGTTTTAAGCGAAGCAAATCCCAAATGAAAACGAACAACCGTGTCGGCTTCTTGTAAACTTTCGCTTTTGGTCACATATTCCAGCGTTGAGAATTCGACGAACACGGCCGGAAAAGCAAAAGCCTTTTCAACGCCTTCTTTTGCGAATTGGTTATTGTACAGCCTGAAGGTTTTAATTTCGGGAACCTTGGCCGTTATGTGTTCTTTTAGCGCGTCGAACAATAATAATTTTGAATCATCCATTTTTAAATATTTTAGTTAGCGTAAAACGCTTTTAATTTCCTTGTCAATCCTTGCCATTATTTTACGCGAAAGTGTCGCGCTGGAACCTATAAACTTTCTTTTTGGTAACTTTCCGGCGCCTTTATTGTGAAAAGACATATAAGGCACGCCGTAAGCGCCAATTTCGATCAAACTGAAGTTAGCCACCCTTACACGAATAGAACCGCGCCCGTGGCCTGTTTTGACTAAAATAGCGCGCGTTTTTGTTGTTCTTCGGTCGCTTTTGTCTTTTGTTTTGCGCGCTTGCCACGATTCAAGGCTTACGTCAGTAAAACCGCCGTCACGAAATGACTGAACAAAATGACGCTTCGCCATATTTCCAATAACGGCCGGCAAGGTACGTTTCGCCTGTTCTAATTCTTTTATTTTTTGCTTAAAATTAAAGGCCATTTCAATAATCGGTTTCAGGTTCTTCGGGTTCCGGCGTGAATTCAGTCAGCACAAAGCCAAAAGGTTCGACGAACTCATAAAAAAAGAAGGCTTCAGGGTCGCCGTTTTGCGGTTCCGGCCTGTAAGCGTCAAAAGCTGTCTTTATACATTCGAAATCCTTTGGCCAAGTCAGTTCTTCGCCGTCAAGCTTGAATTCGTCGCCGTTTGGGTGTTTTGCTGTTATCATTACTTTTCGCGAATTAAATTATAAATTGTTTCAAAATAATCAAAGTCTTTTTCAATTAATCGCGTCGGGTTTTTAAACATTTCTGTAAACCACATCGTTAAAATTTCTGAAGAACCTTGACGGTTGTAATACTTGCCAATATACGGTTCAAGAAAGTCGTCTTTTTTGGTGACTTCACCCCAACCGTAAGCCTTGTTTCCGGTAACGTTTCGCAAAGCTTCAACGGTATCGTTTGCCGTTCTTCTATTGTAAAACTCCATAATTTTCGCGTGAAGTTCCGGCCGGTCGTGTTCCATAAAATGACCCAATTCGTGAAGAACCGTTTCAATACCGTCGGACGGCGACAAAGTAACGCGGTTGTAAAGTCCAGCCATATAATTCGCGCGAACCCTTGGCTTAATATAAATATTTACGGCCTTTTTTACCGGTTGCCATTTGTCGGAAAAGAAACCGCTGAACTTTTCAAGCTTCGGTTTCATTTTCAGATATTTGGCGTCGAATTCGCCGTTTAAAGATACAAAATTTAAGTCTTCAATTGGATTGTCAACTTTTAAAATGTCGATAATGTCGGCTTCAGCTTTACGAAGCAAGGCTTCTTTTTTTGATACCAATTTATTTCGAAGTTTGACTTGTTCGTTGAATTTTGAAACGCGCGCTGAATATTCTTCGCGGTTGTTCCTGAAATCCATTTTGTTAATTTCGGCGACTTCAATCCTTTGTTCAGTAATCATTTTTTGAAGCTGAATTTCGACTTCGTTCGCGTCTTTTACGGCCTGAATATTAATGATTTTTTCGCCGGCAGTCTTGGCGGTTTGTTCCGTAGCCGGAACCAATTCGGGAACCGTAGGAACCGGAACTTTCGGCGCCCTTGGTTTTCTTGGCTTAACAACTTTTACTTCAGGAACAAAAGGCAAATCAAAATTATTGCCAAGCGCCACTTCAAAACGCTTGTCAACTTTCAAATAAGGGTGTACGTCTTCGCGAAAAATGATCTTGTCTTTTCCGGCGTTCATTTTGAATAAATCGGGGTTCGGGTCAAAAGTTCGCTTCGGGTCGGTCGTCGGTTCTTCGCCTTCTTCCAGCTGTTCAGTCGTACAACGGCAATTCCAATCGTTAGGCGGAAAGTAATTGTTCCAAAATTTGTCACCTACGGCAAAAACAACTTCGTCAAGGTCTTTGTGTTGCTGGCGAACGCGTTCGTCGCCAATAGTGATATATTTCAACAAAGGAAACGTTTCTTCATTCGCTTTTATATCGTTCCATTGGCGCGCGCTGGAAGCTTGGCTTAAAGCGGTGTTATATTCGGTATTTAACCAATTTTTATTATAGGTTTCGAATATTTCGGTCGCGTGCTTTTTAAATTCGCTGAAAGGTATTTTGTCGGTTCCTGTAAACAGAAAATTCGACATATCATTTACTTGCTGGAATGTTTTAGCGCCTGAAAAAACCGCGATATTTTTCTCAAATCCGGCCATAATAAGACCGGCTTCAGTCGAAGTGTCAAAGTCAGCATAAGAACCGCCGAAACCGTCAAAGACGGCTTTATTCAAGCGCGCCTTAATATCTTTATACAGTCCGACCGGTAAAACTTCGCGCGAAATTGAACCGCCGTAAATGTCGTTTACGATTTTTTCAATTTCTTCGTCGGTATAGTCAAGGCCGTTCAATGGTCACAAGTTTTTAAAACGTTAGAATACATATTTTTTACCGCTTTCATTACTGAAGAAGCCGGCGCGTTCGGGTTTGCTATTTCTTCAACAACTTTGTCTTCAACAGGAACGCCGAAGGTGTCAAGTATAAAATCGTTTGGAACGTCCTTGTATTTCAGCAATTCAGTAACGATTTTAACCATTTCTTCAAGCGAAAGTTTCTGTTCGTTGTCAGATTTAAAGTAACAGCCGACCGGTAACAAATTAAGTCGAATACAAGCCGGAATAATAGCTTCGTTTGTCGTTTCTTCAACCAAAACAATGTAAGCTTCAATTAATGATTTTAGCAAGTTTTCGTGTACGCCGGCCGAACCTGAAAAAGCCTTTTCGTCGGTCGTTCCGGTCTGTAATAAAATCCCTTTTGACAGTTCAGAATTAACAGTTTGAACGAATTCTTGGTATATTTTATAAAAATCGGTCTTGGACGTTTCGACGAATTCAACAACGTCGTCTTCGTGAATAACCGCCCAACCAGCCGAACCGATATTTTCCATCATATCCTCCATATTGGCGCGTTTTACGGGGTCACCTATGTTTGTACGTCCAACACGTAAAGGCATACCGAAAATTTCGGCGCTTTCGCTCCAAGCTGAAATAACCTCTTTTTTCTTAATTACCAAGGGCGTCGCCTTGTGCAAAAGTCCAAGGTTATCGGTTTCACCAACAGGAACAACCCAATTAAGGAATTCAGGCGCGTCGAATGGCATTAAATCGCTGGAATTGGCCAAGGCTTTTTTCACGCCACGCCTTTGCTGAACGACATATTCGCGCGGTACAAGTTCAGCGTCGGAAAAAATACCGTCTTTTATGTCTAAAAGCTGAATTAAGCTGAAGCCATAAAATTCAGAATCAACGATAAATTTCGCCGTTTTTCTGAACCATTTCTTTTTAAACAAGGCTGTTGCTTCGTCGTTAACGGTTTCGTCAGCGTTATAAATGAAAAAATTGTTCGCGATAACTTTCAAGCGTATCGTTTGCATAAGCGCGAAAAGGTGAAGATCAACTTCAATATCTTTGAATACGCGAATAAGTTCGGTATTGTTTGGCATAATTAAGCTTTCGGCCTGAAGCGTCGCGTTTATCCAATTTTGTATTCCAGCACGCGAACGGAAAAGAGCCGTTCGATAGATTTTTTCGCGTATTTTGTTGGCCTGAAGCGTTTGTTTTTGCCTTAACAAGTTAACTTTTCGCTGTTCTTCTTTTACGACGTTAATAACGCCGGCTTTGCTTACTTCGTAGTTTAAAATTCTCATTTAATAGTCGTGATTTAATTTTTTCTTTGAGTTCCAAGAAATATCATTTCCTTTTTGGGCGCCAAGGTCGCGTTTTGGTAAAAAGTCAGCATCGACGTTGTTCCTTGGATTTTGAACCAATCCAAGCCATTTTATACTATCGTCGCGCCTTTGAATCCTGAATTCCGGTATATTTCGCGGGTTTATGCGTGAATGTAGTTCGTAAAGCGCTACATTGATAACGTGGCGCTTTATAAGCGCGTTACGCTTTTCGCCGGTGTCAAACTTCGTCGCGTCGGTGAATAAATCGCCGGCGTTCGTGTCAACTTTGGCCGTGTAATAATTTCCAGCGGTTCCAATTTCCAAAAATACGGCTGTCAATTCGGTTCCGGCCGTGGTGACGCGATAAACTTTTTTGTCAGTCTTCGTGACCAAAGCGCCAACCGCGTAACTTGTACCGGTGGCCAAAGCTGGCGCGTTCAAGTAAATAAAATCGCCGGTTTTGAATGTTTCGCCGTTGGCGTATTCGTGTACCGGAAAAAATATTTTGGCCACGTCGTAACGTCCTGACAAGTAAGAAGAAATTTCTTGGATAACGTTCGCTTCGGTTTCTTCAATGATATTTTCGGCGGTCGTGCCTTCGTCGCTGGAATAAGTCACAACGTCAAGGTCTTCTTCGTCAATTAAAATGAAATAATCGCGTTTTATTAGAAAAGCCATAGTAAAAATGTTTTGCCAAATATAACAAAAAAAAACGCCCTAAATAAATAAGGCGTTTATTTTTACAATCGATCGAAATATTACTTCTAAACCTTCGCTTCGGTATTCTTTTTTAGTTCGTCGGCTTCAGCTTTTTTCTTTGCCTTATATGCTTTGTCGGCTTCGGCTTTTTTCGCTTTGGCGTCGCTGGCTTTTGCTTTTTCTTCTTCGTTTAA